CAGGGAAAAGGCTCTGAATGCTCAAGAGACCGTTTAAGCCATGGTATCCAAAACACAAAGGGCCGCTCGAGCCAGACCGCACCATCATCTTGATGGGGCACGCCCGCGAGCTGCTGACCACATGGGAAGTCCTCAAAGACAAGGCGCTGGTGGACCGGCACTTGGCCACCATGGACAAGCGCTATGGGGCAGGAGCCGAGCAGCGGGTCAGGGAGTACATGCGACAAGTTAAGAAGTACGAAAGACCAGAATGAAGACCAACACCTACAAACACACCTTTGTGGCTGAGTGCCCCGGAAACTCGCAGCCCATCGTTTACCAGCTCACGATCAGCACCAGCGACAAGATCCTTGTCGAGCATATCGTCACAGCATGCGCACTGATCAAGCGCGGCTACCACGAAGCGATTGCCGATGAACTGCTGCTGCAGTTCGGTGGGCACCAGACCATCACAGCCCACCACCACGGTGTTGACATTGAAACGACCCGCTCGTGATCCATTACCACGGCACTCCCATCACTCCGAAGCGGATGCTACTTGAGATGTCAGGCCGCCACTTCTGCGTATCGTTTGCCAGGCCAGATGACCTGGACGACTGCCTGCGCATTGGGCAATCCCTGATGTTGGACAACGGGGCATTCACCGCATTCACGCAAGGCAAGCAGCTTGACCTGCCGGGATACTTGGCCTGGTGCGAAAAGCACTTGGCTCACCCGCATTGGGCCGTGGTGCCAGATGTGATCGACGGCGACGAAGACCAGCAGCGTGCTGGGATCGCTGCCTGGCCATTCCCCAAGGAACTGAGCGCCCCGGTCTGGCACCTGGGCTTGTCTCTGGACTGGCTGCTGGAGTTGGCTGACAGCTGGCCGCGCATCTGCCTGGGCAGCAGTGGCCAGTATTGGGAAGTTGGCTCGCCTTCGTGGCAGCGCCGCATGGATGAGGCATTCAATGCCCTCGCCCGCCGCCGACAGCACCTGCCTTGGATTCATGGCATGCGGATGCTGTCGCAGGCAGACGGCCCATGGCCATTGGCGTCAGCCGATAGCACCAATGTGGCCAGGAACTACAAACGCAACCACGAACACCCTGACGCCATGGCTGGCCGCATTGATGCCATCCAACCAGCCAAGCGCTGGGAAGGCTCGCGCCAGATGGAGCTGGTATGAACATGACAGAGCCAACCACATTCACGCTGCCCAAGAAGCCGCGCATCAAGGAGAAGGACGCGCCGCCAGACCAGAGGAAGGTCTGCATCATGCCCATCCGTGCGCTGACCGATGAGCGGCTCACCGATGGCTCTGTGCGCATCCTGGCTCTGGTGTGCAGCTACTGCAACCGGGCAGGCATCACCTGGGTCAGCCAGAAGCGCCTGGCCGAGGACATGAAGACCAGCCGCCAGAACATCACCAACCAGCTGGCCAAGCTGCGCGAGGCAGGCTACGTCGAGATCATCCGCAAGGGGTTCAGAGGCGAGCGCTGCAACACCCTGCGCGTGGTGTTCGATCCCAGCATCACAGCAGAGGACGCCATCGCCATGACCAGCAACAAGGAAGACACCCGGCCACCAGCCATCCGTGAGGAACAGGAGCGCCAGGCGTCTGAACAGATTGACCGTGAGGGTCAAGCCAAGATCGCCAAGCTCATCAGCCAGGCGCTCAAACAACCAACCAAACCGAAAGGATATGCAATGCCAGCAAAGGGCGAAACCAGAGCAGTGCGCGAGGTCAAGGAGGCCATGCAAAAGGCACAGTCCAAACGCTCCAATACTGTGGAAAAGACTGTGGACAACCATCAGTCCATAGGACATCCACCAGTGTCCAATGGGACTGTCCCAGAAGTGTCCAATGAAGGCCTCCATAGGCAACCAATAGGACACTCTGGAGTTTCCCATAACTCCGAAGAACACTATAAGGAGAGTATTAAGTCTAAGAGTTATAAAGACTCTTTAAAGAATACAGTTATGGGAAACGAACAAATCGAAAAGTTGATCGACAACGGAATGACAATCGAACAGGTGCGCGAGGCTGAGCAGCTGATCGCACCGCTGTTTGCAGCCGAGGGTTTGACGCCCAGCAGCGCGGTGATGAGCCAAGCCATCCTGCAGATGCACAGGGATGCCCGATGAGCCGATGCACCGCCAAGGCATCTGGAAGGCCCAGCAAGGCCATGATCGCAGCAGGCTGGAGCATGGGTAGCCAGGACAGCGTTCAGCGCGTTGTAGAGCCTGTAATCCTGTCTGTTCCAAGTCCAAACGAACGTATGGGTTTTGGACAGGCAGGGTGTCGGGTGTGTCCAGAAGGCAGGGGGGGGTGCAGAGGTGTCCCCAAGGAGCCGAACCCGACCCATATGCGCCCGCGCAACGCCTGCGCAAAACGCGCCCGACAACGCGCACGGGGAAAAGGCACCCTTTCCCCCCACCCCCCACCGTAGCGCCTACGGGGGTCTCCCTCAATTTTTCCCTCACTTTTCCCTGAAAGGGTAAACCCGATGAGACTGACAGGAGACCGAAACCAATGCCAGGGCTGCAAGGAGTTTTTCAACTCAACTGCTGCCTTTGACAAGCACCGGACTGGCCAGCATGGCGTTGACCGCCACTGCCTGACTGCTGGCGAAATGACAGACAAGGGCATGGCCAAGAACTCTTCCGGGTTCTGGGTCGGCTCCCCGATGGCCAATGCAGGTGATCGGTACTGGCAAAACAGCGACGATCAGGAGGTGGTTGATACCCATGTAGCCACTGATGCAGAAAACGTCTGAAAATGATTTCCCCCACATTTCGTGGACTTTGTAAACTCACCAATCGAAAGGATTGATTTATGGCTTATGAGATGAAACCCAGCAGCGGCTCGCTGTTCAAGAACGACCGCAAGGAGAAGGAGACCCACCCTGACCTGAAGGGCAAGGTGATGCTGCCCAACGGTGAGGTGCGGTGGGTGTCGGCCTGGAAGAAGAAGACTGCTGCGGGTGAGACCTGGCTGTCGCTGGCGCTGGGTGACCTGGTGCAGCAGGCTGGTGGCAGCAATTACGGCGGTGCCAAGCCATTGGACGCGCACAACACTGCCAAAGCCAATGCGTTTGTGTCTGACGACTCGGATATTCCGTTCTGATGGCCAGCCGTAAGCAGCCGACCCAGATCCCCAGCGTTCAAGGCTGGGGTGGGACGCGCTCGATTGAGCGGCGTCTGGAGCGCTCCGCGACCCTGGCTGGCAACCGGGAAGCGGTGAGCTATGCGCTGCTGTGCATGGCCAACACGAAGATCACGGACATCATGACCTGGGACGAGGACGGCAACGTGAAGGTCAAGCCCTCGCACCAGATCCCAGAGCATGCGCTGACGGCGATCAAGAACATCAAGGTCAAGGCTGACCGGGATGGCAACAGCACGCTGGAGATCGAGCTGTACGACAAGGTGGGGGTGTTGCGGATCTTGGCCAAGGCCAGTGGTTTGCTGGACAACCCGGAGGAGTCGGACAAGCCGAGCGTGATCGGGATCAACGTGAAGGCACCGCCCCGGTCAAACGTGGGCGACATTGTGGACATGGATGGGACTGACTGATGAGCAAGACCAAAGAGCAAAGCCAGAAGACCCTGCCCTCCTCGGGCATTAACCTGGACTTCAGCACCAGCCCGGTGGTCTATGACTACTTCCAGAACAACGCCTTTGTGCAGGGCCTGATGGGGCCGGTGGGCTCTGGCAAGTCCTATGCGTGCGCGTCCAAGATCTTCAAGAAGGCGGTGGAGCAAAAGCCCTCCCCCATTGACGGCATCAAATACAGCCGATGGGCCATTGTGCGAAACAGCTACCCCATGCTGAAGACCACGACGATTAAGACCTGGCTGGACTTGTTCCCCGAGTCCACGTTCGGCCCGATGCTGTGGACGCCGCCAATCACGCACCACATCCGGCTGCCTGCCCGCGAGGGCGCGGCTGGCATCGACTGCGAGGTGATCTTCCTGGCCCTTGACCAGCCCAAGGACGTTAGAAAGCTGCTCTCGCTGGAGCTCACGGGTGCCTGGGTAAACGAGGCCCGCGAGCTGCCCAAGGCGGTGATCGACGGTTTGACCCACCGGGTTGGCCGATACCCGACCAAGCGTGACGGCGGCGCGACCTGGCACGGCATCCTGATGGACACCAACCCCATGGACGACGACCACTGGTGGCACAACATGGCCGAGAAGGAAAAGATGACCGGGCCCTATGCCTGGAAGTTCTGGAAGCAGCCGGGCGGCGTGGTGGCCGTGGACCCCGAGGAGCTGCCTGAAATGCCAGAGGCCAACGATCACATCTTCTCTGCTGGCAAGTGGTGGAAGATCAACCCGCAGGCCGAGAACCTGTCGAATCTGCCACCCGGCTACTACCCGCAGATGCTGCTGGGCAAGAGCCTTGACTGGATTCGCTGCTATGCCGGGGGAGAATACACCTATGTGCAGGAAGGCAGACCTGTCTGGCCCGAATATGACGACTCGACCATGTCTGGCGACACCGTGGTGGACCCGACCGTGCCGATTCAGGTGGGGCTGGACTTCGGCTTGACCCCTGCGGCGACCATTGGCCAGCGTTTGCCCAACGGCCAGTGGGTGATTCACAAGGAAATCGTCACGTTCGACATGGGTCTCGAGCGTTTTGGCCTGCAGCTGCTGGCCGATCTCAATGCGCTGTACCCAAACCACCAGGTTTTGCTGTGGGGCGACCCTGCTGGCCAGGCGCGGGACGCGATTTATGAGGTGACCTCGTTCGAGTTCCTGCGAACCCTGGGCCTGCGGGCGCAGCCGACTGCGTCCAACGACTTCAAAGTGCGCCGCGAGGCGTCAGCCGCCCCAATGCAGCGCCTGATTCAGGGTAAACCCGGCCTTTTGGTGAACCGCGAGTGCAAGCTGCTGCGCAAAGCGCTGGGTGGTGGCTACCACTTCAAGCGTGTGGCGGTCGGCGCGGGCCAGGAGCGCTTTCGGGACGCGCCAAACAAGAACGAACACTCGCACATCGGCGA